GCCCGGGCACGGGAGCTTTGTCAGCTCTCGTCCATCGCCCGTGCGCTGCCCCCGGCTGACGACGCCGTTTGCGACCGGTCCCTCGAAGATCACAGGAGTACACTTGCCAGGAAGGTGGTTGTTCCACCTCCGGTAATCTCTGAACTCCGCGAGTTTTCCGAGAATTGGGGAAGGCGGTTTGGGCGATTTGCCAATACATCCGTTGCATCCCTCAGCGCGAGCTCCTCTGCTTCTTTGGACTACTCCCGAAAACTTGGCGGCCTTAGGGCCGACTTGAAATCGGTAGTAGACACTTGGAGCAGCGAGCCAGCTGGAAGTGCATCGGATGGCGCCCATCCTGCCCCCACATTCTCGGATCCTACTCGCTTCACTCACCAAGGTGAGTTGAATCGGCAACAATATCAACTTCAGGGTGTTGTTCCGACCCGGGACGTCGTGGAGTATGTGGTCAACATATTCCAAGACCCGGATCTGGAACGCACCCGTGTTGCCAGGATGATCAGAGACACCTCCCTTAGGCGGTTTGTGAACCGCCGCGGGCCCCTTCCATGTCGGGCGACTACAGTGCGAGAACGCGGGTTCAAGGCCCGCGTCGTTACTAAGTCGCCTTCTGACGTGGTTGAGGTCGGCCATCTCGTTCGCAGCGTTGTCTGGCCGATGCTGGAGAAAGACCCCAGGGTACGCGCTTCGCTTGAAGGCGGTAGACTTGAAGAGGTTTTCGCAAACCTCTCCGAGAACCGCATCAAGTGTCCCGTGTCCCTGGGTGATCTCCTTCTGGTATCGGCTGACCTGACAAAGGCGACGGATGGCTTTAGCCGCGACACTATTCTTTGTGTCTGGGATGGCGTGTGTACTGGAGCCCAACTCCCCGAGGACGTTCGCAAACTTGGCGAACGACTCCTCGGCCCTATGCGTGTCGAATACGACGAAGATTCGGGCCTGGAGGCATTGGATACAGAGGGTGGCTGCCTGATGGGGCTGCCACTTTCTTGGTTTATCCTCAATATCATAAACCTCTGGGCCTGTGAGTCTTCGATTCGAGAGGCGTGCCAAAGCATTGGCTTGCCGAAAGAGGCTAGTGTCGACCTCTCTCGGTTTGCTACCTGTGGCGACGACCTCGCTGCCGTTATGCCGGCGGCAGCTCACGCAGGGTACGAACGAAGGGTTACCGACGTTGGAAGCGGTTTGTCGGCGGGGAAGCATCTTGTATCGAACCATCTTTTGCTCTTCACGGAGCAAATGTGTTGGTTCGAAGCGCAAGAGTTCCCGGCCCCGGCATATTCCATCTTTGGTTGGCTGAAACCTGGCTCGGCAGTCCCAGACGGTTTCCGTTCCGGTTACACCGCGTTTAATGCGGTCCAGATGATCGACTACGTACCAGTACGTAGTTTGATCCATCCTGGACACTTCGCAATAAAGCGGATTTCCGGTCCGGTACCGTTTGAGCTGCCGAGCTGGGCCACCTCTGGTCCTGCGATTTCCTCGGCGATCCCGGCCTGGTGTCCTACGTGGAAACGTAAGGTCATCAGTCGGATCGCAAAGGTTCTCAGACCAGAGGTAGCAGCCCTCCGAAGCGTCGGTATTCCCCCGTTCGTTCCGCGGGAGTTGGGGGGTGGTGGGTTTCCCCCGCCAAGGCCCGGCAAAGTCTTGCACGACGCCCCCGCGACCTACCGACAGTTCCTTTTCCGAATCCTGATCGACCATCAGGAAGGGAAAGAGGAGAAGGCTGTCGGTTCGATTCGCGGAATCGTAAACTTGTGGCGTACGTGCGGAGTAGCCGGGGATCTGCTTTCGGATGCCCTGACCGAAGCTGAGGAGGAGCTTAAAGTTAGGCCTCTGTGGGAGTCGCCTGAGGGCGGCAGTCTTCGCGAAAGACTGTCGACCGTCCTGGACGACCATTTGACACTCACAGAGGACGACGCTTTGCTCCGCCTTGCTTCGGTATGGGCACCGGCATTGGGCATAGCCGGTTTCAGTGGGGGTCGACCCTACTGTAAGCCGTTCTATAAGTTCGTTGCCGAGTACCGAAAGCGGGTTCTGTCCTTGGCCTCGACCATCACTGGTCGAGGGAAACCCTTGAAGAATGTGGATGAGTCGGATTTGGCAATCCGACTCAAAGAAATGTGCTCCGGCCCGGTGGTTTATATACCTCGCGAGAGGATACCACCGGGGCTCGGAGTGTGCATTGTAGGCATGCCCTCCCGAAGGAGGATCATTGGATTGCACCGACAAAGTCAGTCCAATCGCATGGCACCAAAACAGATGTTGCCGAACGAC